TCAAAATCTTGGTGGACTTGCTATTTTAACGAGTGTAGCCGACAAGGCTAAAGAAACCTTTACCGCCAACCAAAGAATAGCGGATGTCCTTAACCAAGCAATGTTCGCTTTGCAGATTGGTATTTCGGGAGTCGTTGAAGCCTTTGCAACGGGAAACTTGGGAAGCATTCCATCACTCCTTGCAAACGCAAATTCAGAAGCAGCAAAACTTGTTCTACTTCAAAAGGAAGCACAACGAGCGGAGGTTAAGCGTGTAGAACTTCAGTTTACCTATCAAAAACTTGCGGAGGAACAACGCCAAATTCGTGATGAGGAGCGAAATGCTTTGGATGATAGAATCATTGCCAATGAAAACCTTAATGCAGTTCTTGTTGAACAACTTGATAGGGAGAGAGAAACAGTAAAAATAAAGATTGCTCAAGCACAAGCGGAATACCAACGACTCCCAAACATTGAAAACGAAATTGCATTGCGCCAAGCTAATGTAGAATTGTTGGACATTGAAGAGCGCATCATAGGTCAACGATCTGAATACCTATCAAACAACCTCGCTTTAGAGCGTGAGCGTAGAGATTTAGAGCAACAAATTTTAGACCTCCAAGCCCAACAAGTAGAAACGGGAAATAGATTCAATGCGGAAACATTAGAATCCGTTGTTGATGTTTATGATACGAGAGTGATGAACGAAAAGTCACTTCTTGACCTTGAATTTGAAAGATACGATAGGGCAAGAATGATTCGTGATAACTTCCTTAAAGACCAAATACGAGCAGCGCAAGAAGCGGGTCAAACTGAAAACGCAATGTACCAAGACCTTCTCACGCAGAGAACGGAACTTGACATTGAATATCAGCAACGATATAAGGATTATGTACAACAACGCCAAGAGTTAAACCGCCAATCCGTAACGGATGCAATTTCTACCTCTATTCAAGCCCTTGAAACCATTTCAACATTTGTTGCTGCATCGGAAAATGCAGATGAGGCTACCAAAGAAAGAGCGTTTGAACTTCAAAAGAAGTTGTCTACTGCCCAAGCGGTAATTCAAGGTATTGAGGCGGTACAAAATGCCTATGCTACTGCTCAAAAATCACCCCTAACGGCACTTGCTCCCGCCTATCCTATTATCGCTGCGGGTGCTGCTGCTGCTTTCGCTGCTGCTCAAGTTGCTTCCATACAAAGAAGCAGTTTCAACTCTACATCATCCGACATACAAACCCCAACAACATCCGCCCCAAGCCAACCCGCTCAATTTAATATCGTAGGTCAAAGCGGAACGAATCAGTTGGTGGAGGGTATAGCGGGTACATTTGATCGCCCTATCCGTGCGTATGTAGTTAGTGGCGAAGTTATCTCCGCAGGAGAACTTGATAGACGAAGATTAAGAACCGCAACATTCCCCTAATGAAAATAATTGAACTCATATTAGACGAGATGCAAGACTTGATGGGTATTCAAGCCATCAGCATCGTAGAAAACCCCGCTATTGAGGAGAACTTTGTAGCCTTCAAAGCACAGGAGGTTCAATTCGCCAAACAAGATGAGGAGAAACGCATTCTTTTGGGTGCTGCTCTGATTCCCAATAAGCCAATCTACCGAAATAACGGAGAAGAGGAGTTCTATGTGTACTTCACAAAGGATACCATCCGTAGAGCGAGTGAGATGTTCTTCCAAAATGGCAATCAAAACCAATCCACATTAGAACACCAAGCCGAATTACAAGGGTTAAGCGTAGTGGAATCTTGGATTGTTGAGGACGAGCAGAAAGACAAGTCGCGCATCTATGGATTAGAGATGCCCGTAGGCACTTGGATGGTGTCTATGAAGGTGAATAACGATGACATTTGGAACAATTATGTCAAGACAGGAAAGGTCAAAGGCTTTTCTATTGAGGGATATTTCGTTGACAAGGTGAATTTCTCCAAGCAAGAGCTTGAGTCTATTGAGGAGCAAGAGGCAAAACTCATACTATCCCAAATTGACTCCATCATCAAGGAAGAGAACCTTGCAGAGGTAGCACTTGAGTCCTATTCCGACTATCCTGATGCAGTAAAAAACAATGCTCAACGAGGAATTGACCTCAACAAGGAGGTGGACAACAAATGTGCTACGGATGTCGGTAAGATCAGAGCGCAACAACTCGCACAAGGAAAGCCCATCAGCGTAGAAACCATCAAGCGGATGTATTCGTATCTATCACGAGCGGAAGAATACTATGACGAGGGCGATACGAAAGCCTGTGGCACTATCTCCTATCTTTTGTGGGGTGGTCTTGCGGGTAAGCGTTGGGCAGAAAGCAAACTCAAAGAACTAAATCAGTTATGAAAGGCGATGTAAAGATTCCATCTCGCTCATCTCCCAAAGGATCAAAGCGTGGATGTTTATGTTGGGAGAAAAACACCTATTCAAAGAAATGTTGCGATGGCTCATTGAGAGCGCAGGGCATCGGAAGCATTACACAAACACCCTAAAAATGTAATTTCAAAATCAAAATCAATTATTTAATTAGTTATGAAAGCAACTGAAGTATTGAAGCGCATTATGACCGAGTTGTCTTCCGTTAAAGAGGAGGCAGTTGTAGAGGTCAAATTCGCCCAAATGAATCTTGAGAACGGAACTGTGCTTGAGGCAGAGGCGTTTGAAGTGGGCAATGAGGTATTCATCGTAAATGAAGAAGACCGCATCGCTCTTCCTGTTGGCGAGTATACCCTTGCTGACGGAAATGTTTTGTATGTTACCGAAGAGGGTGTGATTGCTGAAATCAAATCAGCCGAAGCAGAGGTAGAGGAAGAGGTAGCCGAAGTTGCTGCTGAATCCGTTGCCGAGTTGGAGACCGATGCTCCATCCAACCCCAAGAAGATTGTTGAGTCACACACGACTGAAACACATTTTGCCGAAGAGATGCCGATGGAGGAGAAAATCAAGGCAATCGTTATGCCCATCATTGAGGAAGTAAAAGCCGAACTCTCCGCTATCCGTGAAGAGATGGGTTCTTACAAAGAAAAGATGAGCGCAGTTGAAGCAGAAAACAATGAACTCAAAACGGAATTGTCTTCTCAATCTGCTGCTAAACCCATCAAGCACAACCCCGAAGTTGCGCCTAAAGCGGAGGTTAAGTTTGCAACACGCAAACCCCAAACCGCTATGAACCGAGTTCTTTCAAAATTGAACAAATAATAAATCAAAATAAAAAATGGCTACGACCACTTCTATCACGACTACTTACGCAGGTGAATTTGCGAGTAAGTACATCGCTGCTGCTCTTTTGAGCGCAGACACTCTTGACAAGGGTCTTGTTGAGATTATGCCTAATGTTCACTACAAGCAAGTGATTCAAAAGGTTGGAACGGACGATATCGTTAAGGATGCTACTTGCGATTTCACTCCTACCTCTACCTTGACTTTGACCGAGCGTGTATTGACTGTTGAGGAGTTCCAAGTGAACTTGCAACTTTGCCGTAAGGACTTCTTGTCTACTTGGCAAGGCGCACAAATGGGATACTCCGTTTATGACAACCTTCCTGCTGACTTCTCTGACTTCTTGATTGCTCATGTTGCGGGTAAAGTTGCTCAAAAGATTGAAACTAACATTTGGCAAGGCGTAAACGCTACGGCAGGTGAGTTTGACGGCTTCCAAGCTTTGTTGGCTGCTGATGGTGATGTTGTTGATGTTGTTGGTACTTCCGTTACCGCTGCCAATGTTATCACCGAGATGGGTAAGGTAGTTGATGCTATCCCTGCTGCTCTTTACGGCAAGGAAGACTTGACTATCTATGTTCCTCAAAATGTTGCGAAGGCTTATGTCCGCGCTTTGGGTGGATTCGGTGCTTCGGGCTTGGGTGCTTCAGGTATTGAGAACAAAGGAACTATGTGGTATGGCGATCAGCCTTTGTACTTTGACGGCATCCGTGTCGCTATGGTAAATGGCTTGGCATCTAACAAGATGGTTGCTGCTCAATCTTCTAACTTGTTCTTCGGTTCAGGACTTGCTTCCGACCGCAACGAGGTGAAGGTTCTTGATATGGCTGACTTGGATGGATCTGATAACATTCGTGTTGTAATGCGTTTCACCGCAGGTGTTCAGCACGGAGTTGGTGCAGATATCGTTTACTACGCCTAATTAACTGAAATTGACTAACCCAAAGGAGGGCTTGGGGCATACCCTCGCTCTCCTTTTTTATTTTAAATAACTATGGCGTGTGATTTGAGTACGGGACGGACAGTCCCTTGTAAAGATGTAGTAGGTGGCATTAAGGCCGTTTACTTCGTTAATTATGGCGAATTGGGTGCTATCACCTATGATGCCACTAACACCGATGCTATTGATTCTTTCGGTGGCACTCCTACGGCTTATGAGTATGATGTGAAGGGTAACTCTTCTTTTGAGCAGACCATCACCTCTTCTCGTGAGAATGGAACGACTTTCTTTGA